GGCTTTGTATTTGAGATACGAAGCCCTCTATGCTCCCGTCCTGAAAGGGATGGGCGCAATGACTGATTACCTCTTAAATGAGGTACCCAGTATGTCCTATGATCGCGACTTTGTGGAAGGTGGAGAGATCCACTTTCTGCAGCATCCAGGTGGCAAGTTGCGTTCAATCGCATCTCCTCACCTAGTGCACCAATTGGCACTTCGTCCATTTGGTAAAGCAGTCTACAAAGTAGTAGAATCCCTACCTTGGGATTGTACTTTCGATCAATTCAAGCCTCTAGCTACTCTTCAGAAGCATCTGAAGATAGGAAAACAGATTCATTCTGTTGACCTCTCCTCTGCAACTGATTACTTCCCTCTGGAAGTACAGGTTGCTGTTCTTCGAGCTCTCTTTGGTAATATTCAGGACATACGCCTCTTTGAGGATATCTCCCGAAGTAATTGGAGATCACCTTTAGGTGTTCTTCAATGGATGCGAGGGCAACCATTAGGATTATATCCTAGTTTTGCCTCTTTCACCCTAACCCATGGAGTTTTGCTCTGGTATCTTAATGATTGCCAACACGATGATAAATTCTTCGTGCTTGGCGACGACGTGGTTATCTTAAATGATAACCTCTTCGATAAATACATTAAGGTACTTGAACAGATGCATTGTCCCTACTCTAGAGATAAGTCTATCTCTAGCGCAAACCTTTGTGAGTTTGCGGGAAAGATATTCACATCAACTAAGGTAATTCCTCAGTTGAAGTGGACGGAAGTTAGTAACGACAACTTCCTTGATATCTGTCGTCAGTTGGGATACCGAAGCCGCTCTCTGTTGTCTCGTCGACAAAAGAGAATCTTCGATATGGTAAAGAATTGTACTTTACCGTTGGGTCTTAACTTCAATCCTGAGGGTAAACCCCTCTATCAGAGAGAAGAAGAGACCAGAAGACTCTTTATGAGTCGAGAAACTGAAGTTGGCTCCCTGATGGGCCTATCTAGTGTCCTTCACCAGAATTTATATGGTGAAACGACACTGTCTGTTGATCTACGGACTCTTACAATGGAGACCGTTGTCGATCAACTGATGACTTTCGACA